TTCAGGATAGTGCTGGTACTGAGATTGGTACGTTCTGTCGGGCGTGGGTCAACTTTAACGGGACGGGCACAGTCGCTATTCGTGCGTCGTTTAATATCTCTAGTGTTTTAGATAACGGAACTGGTAACTATACAATAAGTTTTACAAATGCAATGTCAGACGCTAACTATTCCGCTGTATTTGGCGCGGCAGGTGTAAGTGGAACTGAGTATAGATCTAACGTAGGCATAGTTAGCGCAACAACTACCTCTTTGCAAATCAGAACTGGCATTGAAAATACAAGTGGTGCAAACGCTGCGTCTGATTTTTCAATAATTAATTTTGCCATATTCCGTTAAAGGATAAATTATGAGCCAACGAATTATTTTTCCTAACGACGAAGGCGGCATCTCTATTATTGTGCCAGTCGAATCATTTGAACTAGCCATACGTGACATCCCTAGTGGCAAGCCGTACCTGATCGTTGACGCTGCTGACATCCCGACAGACCGTGAGTTCCGCAATGCGTGGACTGCTGACTTTACTGGTGCAGAGGTGAAAGCATGATCTCAATCGACATTGACAAGGCGAAAGCCATTACCAAAGATCGGCTTCGTGCTGAACGTGCCCCACTCCTAGCTGCTCAAGATGTGGCATTCCAACGTGCGCTAGAGTCGGGTAGCGACACGGCTGCAATCGTCGCTGAGAAGCAGCGTCTGCGTGACATTACGAATCTAGTAGATTCTTGCACGACTACGGATGAATTGAGGAGCCTGAAATGCCAGTAACTATTAGCGGCACAGATAACTTTATTTTGAACGCAGATACGCTAGGCACAGCCGTTGCAGGCGCGTTTGACTATGACGGTAAGGTGTTTTACGCAACACCTCAAGGCACTCAGCGCGGTGTCGTGCCGGGCGCGCAGTTCTTCCGTCTGGATTCTGCTTTGGTAGGCTCCAACGTCAACACAGCGCAAAACCTATTTGGTGTTGGTGTAACGCTGTCCTCAAGTACAGTGTATGCGTTTGAAATAGTTGCTGTATTGACGAAAACCGCAGGAACTACCTCGCACAGTTTTCAAATTGGGTTTGGCGGTGCTGCGACATTAAACAACATTTTTTGGGAGTCGTTAAGCGGGGCGTTTAGCACTGCGGCAACCGTCAGCCAAACTTATATGGGCTACGCAACTACAGCATCAGCTACCAGTATAGCTACTGCAAACACGGCAACTGTATACGCGCACATCCGTGTTGCAGGAACTGTATCTGTTAATGTTGGGGGTACGTTTATCCCCCAGTACACTTTATCGGCAGCACCGGGAGGGGCTTATACAACAACTGCTGGCAGCTATGTTTTAATCTACCCCATCGGCGCATCGGGCGCTAACGTGAACGTAGGTACATGGGTATAAGTTATGCAAAAGATCATATTTGGTGAGTGGTTGCCTGACCAGCCGGGTGTTACTGGCGCTATAACGGATGCCAAGAACTGCTATCCAGTTGCTAACGGTTATGCTCCGATTAAGAGTGAGGCTGATTATTCTGATGCTGCTGGCGCTAATCTACTGATTAGCTTTGCTGGTAAGTTTGGTGGAGTTAGTTCACTGTTTGCGGCTAGTGCAACACAGATATACAAGTTTGATAGCAATGATGCCAGCTTGGATGCGCTGACGACTACAGGATATACCGCAGTAGATGGTTGGGATGTGACTCAGTTTGGCCCTACGATGATTTTGGCTAATGGTCAGGATAAGTTGCAATCATGGACGCTGAATTCATCGACTTACTTTGGTGACTTGTCTGCTGATGCACCTATTGCAAAGTTTGTAACTGTTGTCCGTGACTTTGTGGTGGCTGCTAATGACGGTACGGATACGAGCAAGGTTTACTGGTCAGACTTGAATGATGAGACGGACTGGACTCCTGCTGCTGCTTCTCAGGCTGATAGCCAGATACTTCCTGACGGTGGCGATATTACTGGTTTGGCAGGTGGTGAGTATGGTCTGGTATTCTTAGAACGTGCTATCTATCGGATGAGCTATGCTGGTTCTCCATTCTTTTTCCAGTTTGACGCTATTAGCCGGTCTTTAGGCTGTATTTCTAACGGATCTATTGCTCAGTATGGCAACCTAACCTATTTCCTTGCAGATGATGGATTCTATGTTTGCGATGGTCAATCAACTAAGAATATTGGTACTGAGAAAGTAAACCGCTGGTTCTTTAATAACGCTATTCCTAACGAAATATCAACAGGAATGAGTGCTACGGTTGATCCTGTTAATAAATTAGTAATCTGGAAGTTTAATAATACGTTTGGCGGCAAGAATCTGCTGATGTTCTCTATTGATTTGAACAAGTGGTCTTATGCAGACACTACAGCAACATCAATTGCTTATGTATTAACGCCATCAGCAACTCTGGAGCAGGTGGATAACTACAACACAAGCATTGATGCGCTTGATATTCCGCTAGATTCCCGTGTTTTTGCTGGTGGACAACTGATATTTGCGGGTGTTTCTGGTCAAAAGATCATTGCTTTCTCTGGTCAACCTAAGACTGCCATTATTGCAACTGGTGATATTGATGTAGGTCGGTCTACTGTGATGCTGGCAAAACCGATTGTGGACAAAGGTACTGGTTCTATTGCTGTTTCAAGTAGGGATAATCTTGCTGAACAGGTGGAATTTGGCTCAGATGTAGCTGCTGACGCAGAAAACCGTGTGAGTTTGCGGTCTAATGGTGAATATCATCGTTTGAGACTGACTCCTAGCGGTGCTAACTGGGAGACTGCGGTTGGTTTGGAGTTTGACGTTGTTAAACAGGGTAATCGATGACTCAGTTTCGTACACTACCGCCATTTGGAGGGGATCAACGGGCCGTTGCTGAGGTCGTTCGTGGGATTATGGACGGAAAGACCAATAATACGGGTCTGATTACCTTAGCAACAGGCAATGTCACTACAACTACCCTCTATGACGAGCGTATAGGCTACGACAGCCTGATTTTCTTGGTTCCTGTATCTGCTGCTGCTGAAGCTGATTCTGCTCCCTATGGGGCTTTTCAGGACACTACAGACCAGACTGCTGCTAATACTACAACAGCGTATGAAGTTACCTTTAATACGACTGATTACAGTAACGGAATATACCTATCCAATAGTTCTAGGCTGAATGTCAGAAACTACGGTCTTTATAACTTGCAATTTTCGCTACAGTTCAAGAATACGACGAATGATGGTCAGGACGTAGACATCTGGTTCCGCAAGAATGGATCGGACGTTGCTGCGTCTAATAGCCGGTTTCACCTGCCAGCTAGAAAAAGCACAGGCGATCCTTCTCACCTGATTGCTGCTATGAATTTCTTTTTAGAAATGAACGCAGGGGATTATGCTCAGATTATGTGGAGAACCACTGATATTGGTGTTTCACTTGAGCATTTTGGAACCAGCACTAGCCCGACTAGACCAGCTATTCCTAGTGCCATTGCAACCATGCAATACATAGCGCCTAGTGCGACAACGAATGTCTATGTTTCATCTCAGCAGCAGGGCAGTGCGACTCTTACGCATTGGGCTAACGATACGGCAAATAAAACCTATGGCTATATAATTGTCGGATGACAGAATTTAAACATATTCCTGTGGATGATCTCCGCAAATGGTGGCCTAGTATTCGGGCTGGTTTAGACAAGATTAAGGGTAGAAGCCCTGAGAACTGGATACCTGAAGATGTATACACAGATTGCTGGAACCAAAAGGCAATGCTGTGGGTGGTACTAAAGAATAACCATTTTTATGGCTTCTTTATCCTGCAACCAATGGGCGAGGAATTGCACGTTTGGGCTGCATGGACGTTAGAAAATGATTATCAAGTGGTACAAAAAGGTTTACAATTTATAAAAAATATGGCTAGAGATGCTAATGTCAAATATTTAACATTTGCTAGTCATAGGCCGGGGTGGAATCGTAGGGCTAAGGCTTATGGATTCAGGCCCCGAAAATGGATATGCGAGGTGTGATATGGGTGGTGGTGGCGGAACTCAAGAAACAAAGACGGAGATAGCACCGGAGTTTAAGCCGTATATTACTTACAGCTTAGGTGAAGCTCAACGGCTTTATCAGGGGATGCCAGAAGCTCCTGCTACCTTGGCTCCTGAACAGTCTGCCTTCTCTCAGGCGGCTATCCAGCAAGCGGCTCAACGTGCTCAAGCTGGCTCTCCATTGGTCGGTGCTGCTCAGGCAGAGCAACTAGCTACGATTCAAGGACGAGGCGTTAATCCATTCCTAGCGGGTGCTTTAGAGCAGTCTAACCGTCTGGCTCGAGAACAGTTCACAGAAGGCGTACAAGGTCTTCAGTCTAAAGCCTCCTCAATGGGTCGCTATGGATCTGGTGCTTTGGCAGAGCAAGAGGCTCGCGCTCAGGACGTATTTGCTCGCGCTATGGCTGAACAAGGCGGTCAGTTGGCCTATCAATCTGCTGAGGCAGAACGCGCTCGTCAGATGGCTGCTGCTCAGGCTGCTCCGCAAATGGCTCAAGCTGACTATGCAGATATTCAACGTCTATTGCAAGCAGGTCAGGCTCAAGAGGGCTATGCACAACAAGCATTGCAAGGTCAATTGGCTGCTCAGGATCTTCCGATGCAAAGACTACAACAGGCTGCTAATGTCTTCTATGGCGCTCCACTAGAGACTAAGACTACAGCTACTCCACAGGGAGGTAAATAATGGGTGCTGCTGCTGCTCCGATTCTTATTGGTTCCGCTATGGGTGCTGCGACAAACCGCAAAAATCCTATGCAGGGTGCTTTGTTAGGTGGTGTTCTTGGTGGTGCTGGAAGTGCATTTGCTGGATTTGGTAATATGGCTAGCACTACTGCTAATACTGCTGGTGCTACAGCAAATACAGCCGCAAATACTGCTGTAAATACTGCTGCTAATACTGCTATCCCATCAACTGCTGCATTTATAAATCCTGCTGGTGTTAATGCTGGCACTAATGCTGCAATGACTTCTGTTGCTCCTGCTGGTATTTTTGCTAATCCTGCTGGATATACAGCATCAACAAATGTTGCCAATCAAGTAGCATTAACTCCCGGTACTTATGGCCCCGGTGGGAATCTTGCTCAAGCATCATCACTTAATGCAGCGCCTATAAATACAGTTGCTCAAAATACAGCGTCTGTTAATAGGTTAGGTACTGGAGAAAGATTCCAATTAGGAGATATTGGGCAATATGCACAAAATAATCCTGTATTGACTCAAATGGCATACATGACAGCTAGAGATTTGTTAAGTAATCAAGAGCCTCAACTTCAGTCTCCCGGTCTAATGCGTGGTAATCAAATACAAGCATCAGCACCACAGTATCAATTAGGTTCACCAAAAGTTTCACTTATCTAGGTGATATATGGCAATTACAGATTACATCCCTAACGTATTTGGTTCTGCTACTCCAACGACTTATCAGGGTCTGCTTGATTTAAAGCTTATTACGCCTGAGCAGATGCAGAAACAGCAGAATGTTGCAAATATTCAAGGATTGCTAGGTGCTGGTCTTGCACTAGCTCAGGGCATGAGCCGTATCGGGCCTCGTCGCTCTGCTGCTGAGAATATCTTGGGTGCATTGGCTGGTGGCTTTGGTGCTGCTGGTGGTGCTTACCAACAGGGATTGCAGAACGTAGTCCAGCAACAGCAATTGCAAAGCGCAGCACTGACACAAGCTCAAGCGGCTAATAAAATTAAATCAATTCAAGCGGCTAAACTTGCGAATCCAGATCTTGCTTATTTGGCTGATATTGATACTGGTGAATTTGTTAAGCAAGTAATGGCAAGAGATCGAGCAAAGCTGTATGGATTTGGCACTGAAAGTCAGCCGACAGGTGTTTCTGCTGAGATGCCTACTCAAGTTACACCACAAGTCAAATTGGAGCCGGGTTTAATTGTTACATCAAAAGGAACAAATATGGTTGGTGTTCCTAATTTTGATGCTGGTGATAAATATGTTGATGAAAATTTAAATCAGCAAGCTAGACAATTGTTGCAACAAAAACAGGTTCAACAACAGCCAGTATCAATGGTAGATCCTGCTAGTGTTGCAAAGGCTAATGATGCTCGTAGAAAAGCTGCTCTTGCAATATCTATGGGTGATAAAGACACAGCAACTTTCTTCCAAAATGAAGCAGAAAGACTTGATCCTAAAGAGCAACTGTTCTTTAGAGATGACAAATTAGTATCTAGCAAGCGTGGAATTATTGGTGACTTCAGTGGTGGGAAAATCCTAACTGATGAGCAAGCAACCGCATTAGGCTTAGATCCTAATCGTGGTAAGTGGACTATTAAGGGTGGTATTCCTTCGCTTATTAGTGGAACTAGTACAACTAAGGTCTTGAATCCAGAAGAAGTATTGCAACTTGGTCTTTCTCCAGACTTGACCTATCAGAGAACGCCAGATGGAGAAATTAAGACTGTTACTAAGACAGCCGCTGTTACAACTTTGAGTAAAGAAGATGCTATAGCAAGAGGACTTAATCCGAATTACATATATCAAGTTGATAACACTGGGAAAATTACTCAGGTATCTGGTTCTGGATCTGCTCAAACATTGTCTGATGCTGAAGCACAAAAGTTAGGCTTGAATACAAGACAAGGGCAGCGTTATCAGCGTAAGGCTGATGGAAGCATTGACCTTATTCAAGGCACTGTTTCATCGTATACAAATCTTCTTTCTCCTGAAGAAGCTAAAGCTAGAGGTTTGCCAACTGATAGAGGCCAAGTTTATCAAATTGACCAAAATGGCAAAGTTGATCTTGTACAAGGAACAGTTGCTGACAGAGAGAAGTTTACTGGTGAGTACGCTAATCTTGCTTTGACAATGTTTGGCACATCAGACATTTCAAAACTTAGCCCAGAGCAACGGGCAAAAGTTGATAAAGAAGCAGAGAGAAGGGGTATTTCAAAGGCTAAGGCAGGTGCTTCTACTATTTATACAGGTCAACTTAGCAAAACAACTGCTGGTCAGGTTGAGCAAAGTGTAATTACTACTGCTGATGCTGTTACTCGTCTAAATAATATTCAGTTTTCTTATAAACCACAATATCAAAACATTGGATTTAGAAGTAAACAGGCATGGAATACTATTAGAGATAAGTTTGGTGGGTTGCCAGATACAGAAAAAAGGCAACTTGCTGAGTATTCACAATATCGTCAAAATGCTTTGCAAAACCTTAATCAAACCATTAAAGATATTACTGGTGCTGCTATGGGTGTTCAGGAAGCAGAGCGAATCATTGCTACATTGCCTAATGCTGGTGCTGACATATTTAGTGGTGATAGTCCAACAGAATTTGAAGCAAAACTAAATAATGGTATTAAACAAACAAAATATGCTCTTGCTCGTAAACAATATTCGTTAAGAAAAGGGTTGAATTGGGAAAATACTCCTTTGGATAAGATGCCATCAATAATTAACTCTAGGGGCGCTGAGATTGCTAAACAGTACAACCTTGATCCTAATAAACCAGCAGATTTACAAACAATTAACCGTCAATTGGCGGCTGAGTTTGGCGTATCATTTTAAGGTGAATCATGGCTGAATTTGATTATGCAGGTCAGTTGCTTAATAAGCCGCAGAAGCCACCAGAGGCTGATGATGATTTTGATTATGCGTCTGCTTTTATTGCTGGTCAAAGAGCTACATCTGGGCAACAAGCAGGAACTGGCGAATTCCCACAATTAGGGCCAAGACCTATTGCTGATCCTCGTAGGGCTGCTGGTGCTGGCACTACGTTTATGGCTGGTGTCCCAACAGACAAGATGGCTGCTGTTCGTTACTTTGCTAAACAGCGAGGCATACCTGAAAGCCGTTATCAGATCATTGATGGAGATATAGCATATCAGGCTGATGACGGTAAGTTCTATAAAGAGGTAGTTGGTGCTTTACCAACAGCAGCTTATTATGCGCCTGATGTTGCTGAGATGGTTCCAGATATTCTTGCTGGTGTTATTACTGCTCCACTGACATTAACTGGCCCGTTAGGTGTTGGAACTTCTGCCACAATCACTGGTGGTACTGCTGCTGCTGCTAATTTATTGCGTCAACAACTAGGTGGTTTGATTGGCGGTCAAGAAGTTAATCCGACTGAGGTTGCTCTTTCTGGTGGATTGTCATTCTTAGGCGAGACTGCTCCTGCTATTCGCAAGGGTTTTGTGGAGCGTAGGACAGCTAAAGATATTGCACAGATGAATGTGCCATTGGTTAATTCTTTACGTCAAAAAGCTGGTCGTTTAGATATTCCATTGACTCCTGCTGAAATTACTAACTTGGCATCGTTGATGTCTATACAAAAAGTTATTACTAATGTCCCAGAGTCTCAGGTAAGGATGCAGAAGTTTTATAAGGAACGTGAAAAGAAAGTTGGTAAAGCTGTTGATGATTATCTTAATAGCATTTCATCAGTTAAAGATCAGGCTCAGGCTGGATCGATGGGTTTTGAGGCACTGGAAGCTAGGAAGCAGCAACTTATAGAAGAACGTAAAGCAGCTACAGAACCTATTTATAAAAGCGCTTTTGAGGCATCTGTTCCTGTAGATACTTCCCCAGTTATTAGCAAGATTGATAGTTTCCTAAAGACACAACCTGCTAATGGTCGTGCTGCTTCTTATCTTAAAAAGATGAAAAGTCTTTTTGAGAGAGAGGTTCCAGCATTGGATGAGGCTGGTCAAGAGATTACTAAAAAAGGCATAGAGAACAGATTGCCAGTATTGCAAAACATTAAGTTTGAACTTGATGCAATGTTTAACGAGGATGCTTTCAAGTCGCTTGATACAAAGATTCAAGGCAATTTGGCAGAGGTTAAGAATACATTGCTTGAGCAAATGGGCAAAGATAACCCAGATTACATTGCTGCTAATGCTGAGTTTGAGCGTCTATCTGCGCCATTAAATGAGTTTAACCAGAGGGTTACTGGTTCTTCTTTGCTTCAAATGTCTAGGGATAACCTAAAGAATTTCTCTCGTAGAATCTTTGATAATCCTAGCCCTGAGACTGTCCGTTATGCCAAAGAGCAAATTATTAAGGGCGAAAACGGTGGTCAAGAGGCATGGAATGCTGTAGTTCGCTCATATCTTGAAGATGCTTGGAATGCTGCTAGAAGGCCAGCAAAGACTCAGCAGGGTGATAAATTTGACACTGGTAATACTTGGCAAAACATATTGC